TTCTTCTCAAACTCCCGGTGTACTGACGCTGCTAAGAAATCTAGGCAACTACATCCGGAATGTTTTCGCTATGCTTTCGGGGCAATGTTCCAAGACACAGATGTCTTGAAGTCAACAGAGAAGCTGGGGACCTTGAAGGTCTGGGAACAGCCTATAGACACGGCTTACTACGTCATTGGTGCTGATCCTGCTTATGGATCGTCTGACTGGGCAGACCGATTCTCTATCCAAGTCTTCCGCGTTTATGCGAATGGGATGGAGCAGGTTGCTGAGTTTGCGACCAGTGAGATGAACACCTACCAGTTTGCGTGGGTTATTGCTCACCTTGCCGGTGCGTACAAGAACTCAACTCTGAACTTGGAAGTCAACGGTCCCGGTCAGGCAGTCATCAACGAGATGCGTAACCTCAAACGTCTTGCTGCCGCGCAAGGTACTGCCGGTAACGGCATTATGGATGTGCTGGGTTCTATGCAGAACTACATCTGGCGTCGTAACGATACGATGTCTGGGTTATCCAACTCTATTGGGTTCCTGACTACGAGTCAGACCAAAGAGCGGATGCTGACCTACATGAAGGATTACTTTGAACGTGGGTTGATGGACATCAAATCTATGGACCTACTAGACGAGATGAAGGGCATTGTTCGTGAGGGCGGGTTTATCGGTGCGCCTGGTCGCGGCAAAGATGATAGAGTTATTGCCAGTGCGCTCGCCGCTGTGGCATATGCCGAGCAGGTTCAACCCCGATTGATTGCCATGAGATTGACGAAAGAAATCTCTCATGCCCAAGAGAACCGAACGCCAGAAGAACTTGCTGCTGGACGTAACGTATCCAACTACCTCAAGAAAATTGGGATGTACGGTGGCTCTACACACTGACCTGACCGTTGTTGCAATCTACGGCCACACAGATGGTGCAGCCGCCATCCCCAGTCTTGTTGAGAGCCTTGCCCAGTTGCCCGGAAGCCGGGGCCTGTTGATCTCTCTTGAAAGACCTCCTTCCTTGCCAGACCATATCGCTTGGAAACAAACAGCACATTTGGATTACTTTCAATATTCAATGTTTTGTATGTACTGTTTGCACTCGTACATTGAAACGGAGTACTGCTTAGTAGTACAAGATGACGGTTGGGTCATCAACGGAGCTAACTTCACGGATGAGTACTACGAGTACGACTATGTGGGCGCTCCTACCCATATGGGTATAGCCGGTGACCAAGCGATGTTCCACTTCTCGTGGGTTCACGTGAAAGATCCCATCGTTGTGCAGAACGGCGGGTTCTCTTTGCGATCACGCAAGTTCTTGCAAGCACCAAGCAAGTACGGCGTCGTACACACGTTGTACACACAGCAGCCGTTCATCAACGAAGATGTTCAACTCTCAGGTTTGTTGCGACCCAAACTGGAATCTTTGGGCATCCGGTATGCGCCGTTGAACATTGCCAAACACTTCTCGATTGAGTACATGGGTCCGGGCCTGCACGATGACATCGACTTAGAGCGGCTGGTAGGTCATCACGCACCCAGCAGAAAATTAACTGGACACAAATCTATTGCGATCAGAAGCACAGTAGAAGAATGTGATAATGTATTTGGTGAACTGGACTTCCTGATGTTCTTGCAAGACAAGGGCTACAAGTTTGAATACCGTAATTCCTAAAGAAGAACTTAAAATCTTGGTAGGACGATTCCTCAAGGATAAGCAACGCGGCATTTCTCTTCAGAAGTTTGCTGATCTCTGCGGTATCTCAAGAGAATTCCTGGCTGACGTGTTCATCTACGAGAACGCACCCATGAGCGAGACCACACAACGCCGTGTCTCTTCTGCTTACCAAGCGTGGCGAGAAGGTCGCGTGCGCGTCATGAGGAGGAAAGACCAGACTCAATACGTTGACTACCGCAAGGTTGCAGAACCTGCTATCTTCTCGCACATGGGGATCGTCAAGTCCCCTGACGGATTCAAACTATCTATCGGCCCCCGTAATCGTCACGATTACTCTTATCCTACTTTGGACGAATCATGAGCGTACTCCACGACTATCTTTGCGCGTCACACGGATTGTTCGAATCGTATGAACCCGAGTGCCCTATTAAATTCTGTACCGCAGAACTCAACATGGTTTTTTTAAAACCAGTTGCACTCAAATCAGATAAAACCAAACAGGCTGACCGTCAACTCAAAGGTCTTGCCCAAGATTTCAAGATGTCAGACATCAAGTCCACCCGCTCTGGTGACACCCAAGCCGGTTACCATCAACATCAATTGCCTGAAGAGCCAAAAGAAAGAGAACCTCGCCCAGGCGATGCGGCAATCTGGGGTGGAAACTTCCAAAACATCAATATGCAGGCTGCACTTGCCGGACAGGTCGCCAAGTCGGTTCGTGGAGAATCTGTTGGCGTAAACCCGCACGATACTGGTAATCTCACGGGACCGAAAGCTGCAAGTTACATTGCTGACCATGAGAACTTGGCACTAACACCATGAGAATTCCGAGCGATCCGGTAGAACGAGAATTCTTCTACTTAGACCTCATCCACAAGTGCGGCGTATCCATGCCTACTCGCCGCACCGATTACGGAGGTCTTCGCTCGTGGTATCTATTCGGAAATGGACCGGACGAAGCACCGGCCATGTACAACAAGATCTTTCCACACATAGATCAGTTGTCATCCTTCCTCTACTCTGCCGAAACCACCCGATTCTCCATAGACTTAGGTGCGGCAGTCCCAGATGAAGAGCAGGCCAAACTTCCGGTCCTGACCCGCGCACTCAACGATGAATGGCTAAACAGCAATGCTGACCAAGTATTCTCGACAGCGGTTTCATGGGCGCTGTGCTACAACAGCACCTTTATTAAACTGGTTTATCGAAACGGTATTCATCCGTATCTCGTGGAACCGGCCAGCATCGGTGTACTGCGAGAAGACACCGCATACACTGACAGACAAGAAGCAATAATTCAGACTTACTACATCACGAAGTCTGAACTTTACAACCGTCTCTACAGCCACCCGCAACGGGAAAAGATCGTAGAGCGCGTGTCGTATATGCAACACGAGCGCACGGAAGTTGCCAACGGCGTGCAGCGAATTATCATGAGCCAGACGGACCCGACTCTCTACGGGAACGTCAACCTCGACTTGTCAGGTGGTAACCGCTACAAGGCCCAGGTTGCGGAAGAAACCGTCGAGATGACGGAACTGTGGGTCTGGAACGATGAGACTGGCGACTACCAAGTGGTCACTCGCGCAGATCCAGATGTCATCATCTACGATCGTCCTGGCGCAACCGTCTTCTTGAAAGGCGAGCTGCCCTTCATTCAAGTTTGTCCTCTCCCGCTCTACGATTACTACTGGGGTCAGTCAGAAGTATCCCGTCTTGTCTATCTCCAGCAGATGCGTAACAAGCGCATGGTGGAGATTCTGGACATCCTGTCTAAGCAGGTCAGCCCACCAACGGCGTTGATTGGCTTCACTGGAATCCTAGACGAGAAGAACTTTGCGCTGAACCGTGCAGGCGGGATCTTGGCAACAGATATGCCAAGCGCCAAGGTTGAGAAGCTCTCACCGCAAATGCCGCCAGATCTCTTCCGTGAGATCAGCGAAATTGATTCAATGTTCGAAGAAGCCTCTGGCATCGTCTCCGTCTTGCAAGGACGGGGAGAATCTGGGGTCAGATCGTCCGGTCATGCCAGTCAACTTGCCCGTTTAGGGTCATCTCGTGCCAAAAAACGGGCGCTTGTCATCGAAGATTCGCTAGAAAAGATGGCGACTCTGTATCTCAAGCTCATGCAAGCGTATCCAAACACGCATTACACGGATACTCGGGGCAATCGGTTCATTGCCGAGCAATTGCCTAAGAATTACGCTGTAAAAGTGGATGCACATAGCAATTCCCCCATCTTTATGGAAGATTTGCGTCAATTGGCGTTCAATCTGTTCAAAGCACAAGTCATTGACAAAGAATCCTTGCTAGACTTGCTTGAACCACCTATGAAACAACAATTGAAAGACCGTCTCAAGAAAATGGAAGCGGCACAAGCCCAGCAAGCGGCTATGCAACCTCCAAAGGAGAAGTAATGGTTACTCAAGGATACACAAAGAGCGGAGATCAGCCCCGCGTCACATCTAAAACATTAGACCAACGTGCGGCAACGCCATCCTTGACGTACCGTACACAGACGAATAGGATGGGTTCTGCTGGAAATTCTTCCCGCATGACCCGTGACTACACACGAAGGTAATTGCAATGTACAAAGCACATAAGCGCGGTCGTAAGACCCGTCGGTAATCCCGGCTTTAAGAGTTCGATGGGTATGGCTGCTTGCCCTTTCTAGGTGGCCCCGTAACTAGGAGACCGTCATGGCACGTCGTGGTCGTAAAGGTCGGAAGTAATCCGAACGTAACAGGTTTCTGAACCGGCCTGCGGGAGGTGGGCGATGAGCCTCCCACTTGACTTGATTTGTAATTAGGTATAAAAGGTCGCACATGAGCGTACCACCAGATAAATTGATGGACTTGATGAAGAAGGGTCAGAAACCTGATACTCCTTCTGAAACTCCTGCGGCTCCGGGAACATCAACTCCTGAAGCGCCCCCAATGGCTTCACCAATGTCCACGCCTGAAAAACAGATGGGGACTCGTGAAGCAGCAATGATCAACATCTCAATTGCTCTTGATCTTCTTGACCAGTCTCTCCCGGCAGTCGGTGCAGAGTCGGATGAAGGCAAAGCAATCATGGAAGCCTCTCGCAAACTCGGTGGTTTGCTGGGCGGCAAACGTAATGAAACCGGAGAACTCCAGCAGTCAGAAATTCTGCAAATGTTGCAGACACTGCCTAAAGCAGGCGGCATGACTCCTGAGTCCCGTGCAATTCAGTCAGCCCCGCCTCCGGGAATGACGCCCCCTGGCGCAGGTGCGCCAAAACCCCCTGGACTAGGATAAGCAATGGACCTCTTCAAACCTCGCGGAGCTTCTGCTCCTCG